TGCAGCAGTTCAAATGTTTGCTGATCCATGTTTAGCTCACGTAGTCCTTGAGGGCCGCGATGAGTTCAGCGAGCGTGGTCGGAGCTTGCGCCCGTCCCTTCAACTCGTCGAGCTTCGTCCTCAGTGTGGTGGCACGATCCACGACGACTGGAGCCTGATCGGCTGGCAGGGGAGTGTTCCCCTGCGCGAGCCATTTCAGATAATCCTGCCAGTCACGGTTTGCGGGATCTCTCGGAATGTCAGCGCCGTCTGCACGACGAACGCCCATGTTGGTGATCTTGTACATTTACAACTCCGCGTCTGCGGTCCATGAATAGTGAAGGAACCCACCCGAGACAGTTGCGTTCGCAGCTTTGAAGGAAGTGAATCCCTGACTCTCCGCTGAGAAAGTTGCCGGTACGGAGGCCGCAAACCCGTTTTGTCCGATGAACCCATAGGCCATCGTGGGCGAGGCTCGCTTGAACGTATTGAACGATTGACTGTGGTAGTACACCTGTGGGTTGACGACTTCGCCAGACCAAAGGGTTGCTGACCGAGTTTCGTAGTACCGCTGACACAACTGTACTTCTTCTTGGAAGGATCGCCACCGCAAATCAGTCGCCGTCGATCCAAGCTCCATCTTCACGCCGGTCAAACGCCAGTTGTTCGCTGTGTTGTCACAAGCGTTGACTTGGTTTGCTGTGGCGAGGAAGTTGCCGGTAGACCAGCCAGTTGATCCCTGGTAGGTCGTGCCGCTCACGAGACAGAACCGGACGATGAGTCCATGTCCTGACCCGTAGTCCCACGTTCCTGCACTCGGAGAGGCGGAAATGTTGATGGTCTTCTTTTCCCACGTATCAGCCGCGTTGACCGTGTACTCTGCGAGGAATGTACGGTCGCCGCCAGTGTTGGTGAGCGAGAGACAGTAGATGCCTGTTTTGGTCGCCTTCACCCAGAAGGTGAGCGTGAGGGCGCGTTGTGCGAAGTGCTTCCAGTTGTAGCCTTCGATGACCTGATAGAACTGCACGTAATCGCCAGCCGCAACAGCAGCATCGGCGGTGGTGCAATCTACGAGGACCGAGACATTAAACTTGACACCAGCCTCAGCAACCGTAGGAACGTCTGTGCTTTGAGTGATGTCGTGAACTGCGGCGTTGCTCTTGCTGTAGGCCCAACGGTCGGCAGTATAGATACCGGACGCAGCAGACAAGAAGCTCGTCCCGCGCTGCCAGATGTCCATGCAAGGGTTGATGATCGGATTGGCGTTCGTGTATTGAACGATCTCAGCAGCCGCAGCTTCCGCCGCAGCTTGAGCCGCTTCCGCCGCTGCTTGTGCAGCTTCGGCGTTCACTTCCGCGGTTTCGGCGTTGGTCTCTGCCAACTCCGCGTTGGTCTCTGCGGTCTCTGCGTTGGTCTCCGCTAGTTCCGCTGCCGTCTGCGCTGTGAGAGCCGCATCGCGGGCAGCTTCGGCAGCCGCTTGTGCTGCTTCGGCATTTGTCTCTGCTGTCTCTGCGTTTGTCTCTGCGGTCTCTGCATTGGTCTCTGCCGTCTGAGCAGCGGTCGCTGATGCAGCCGCCGCCGCAGCACTGATCGCAGCAGCCGCTTCTGCGGCCTCCGCGTTTGTCTCTGCGAGTTCGGCGTTTGTCTCTGCGGTCTCTGCGTTGGTCTCAGCCAACTCAGCAGCGGTCTCAGCAAGTGCAGCAGCAGCCGCAGATGCAGCCGCAGCCGTTTGGCTGGCGAGCGCAGCGGCAGCACTGGCCGCAGCGTTGGCAACTTCGGCGGCGAGCGTCGAGAGATCAGTGAAGTCCTCTAGCTCCTGTTCCGCGTAGATGATCTGGAGGAACGCCATGTCGAGATCCGACTCGGCCATGACTGATCCACCGGTGAAGTCCACAACGGGTTCATCGATGGGAGTGACGCGCCGGATACGCACGGTCGCTTCTGCGGCCAATGCGGAGTCGAGGCGCACGGTGAAGGTCGAGGTCAAGCTCCACGCCGTCGTCAACACTGAGTCAATGTAGACGGACAAGTGTGTGGACGACAGGTACGAGAAACTGAAATTGAAATTCTGCTGACCGGCTGTGCCAGCGAGATCGACGTAACTGTAGGCCATCTTAGATTCCTTGCTGTTCCAGTGATTGACGAATTGCGCGGCGGTGCATGAGGAGGTTCCACTTCGCTTCTCTGAGTTCGGTCATGTTGCCCAGGACCACACGACAAGTACACAGCACACGCCCCTTCGATTCGAAGAGGCGGTGTTGGGTTACGAGTGGACGGGTCAAGCGAGCGCGTTGCATCCTCAGTTGGAACGGAGTCAGCGGCTTTTTCGTTGGCTCGCGTTCTTCGTTCTTGAGTTGCGTCATGCGCTCGATGGCCTTCGGAGACAACTGCTTGTCAGGAGTCTTCTCTGACTTCATGCTGTCTCCTTATGAGTTGTTTGGCACCGTGTAACTAGTGACGTGGATGGTCAGAGTGAACGAGGTAACTGTTCCCGAACCACTCAGCAGAACATAGTAGCCAGAGAGGTACGGAACATTGAGCGAGAACTGCGCGTGAGCGGCGATGCCGTTCACCGATGGTTGACACGTCACTGGTGTAATCATCGACCAACCACTACCACCGCCCGAGGTCTGTCGCAGGTAGAACGTGATGTTATCCCCAGCGGCAGCAGAGTTGTCGCTGACGCTTAGATGGATTTCGAACTGCGCTGACATAGCAATCGTCGGCAGCACCGTTGACGATGTGAAGAGTTCTTCACTCGCATTGGTCTTGGAGCAGAGTTGATACATGACATCCCACGGGTCTCTGTAGACCGTGTTGCCCATGACAACGTGCTGGTTGAGTTGCGTACTCGCGTTGAGCGGCAACGTGGTGATGTAGCACCAGTGCGTGTAGCCGTTCGGGAGAGTTGGCCCTGTGGAGTGTGTCGGGGCCGCTGTGCTTGCGATGATGTCGAGGTTTGTCCCGTTCCAGATGTAGTAGAAGTGAACATATGAACTGGGACTGAATGCGCCAACCTGGTCACGCCCGCTTGCGACGGGACCGGCTTGCGAAATGTCGCAGCCTGCTGTGTTCCCTGCGACTCGCACACACGCGCCTGCGGTGTTCTGCAACACCACAGCGGTCGATGAGAACGTGAAGCTGGTGGCTGACGCCCAAAAGCCTCGAAGGTTGACGATGCTTGGGACTCCCACAATCGCACCGCCGATGGATGAGAGGATGGTTGCTACGCCCTTCCATGCCAAACCGTCGGCTTCGTTGGAGTCTGCGACGAGAACCTGATTGTCGCTGCCGACCGCTTTGCGCTGGATGACTGCGCCGGTTGACACCCCGATGTCGCCCTTCGTGGTGAGAAGCGCAAGCAGCTTCGCCATGAGCGATTCCCACTTGAGGTTCGTCGGTTGGGTTGTGTCTACCGTGAGGAGTTCGCCGTTGTTGCCGATGTTGAAATCGACTAGCTCCGAAGGCGCACCACCATCGCCCACCAGGAACGTACCCTTATCTACTGTGGTTGTGGGATCGACACCACTGATGCCCTGGAGTGAGAAGCCTTCCCCGAGCGCGAACGCTGCGAGTTGGGCATCCACGTATGACTTCGAGGCGGCGTCCGTCGGATCGACCGGCGAAGTGAGGTTGACGATGCGCGTGTTCTCGGCGTCCCAGTTTCCAGCATCGTTCTGCTGGAGCGTCATGGTGCCTTCGTTGAAATCATCCAACTCTTGCTGCGCGTAGAGGACTTGCAGAACGGAGGTATCGAGATCGGTCTCACCCAGCACCGAGCCGTTGGAGAAGTCCACCATCTGCTCGTCGATGGGCGTGATGCGCCGAATGCGAACAGTGGCCGCTGCGGTCAGCGCCGTATCCAGCGTAATCGTGAACGCGGCAGAGAACGTGAAGTCCTCGGTCTCCACGCTATCGATGTACACATGGATGTGTGCTTCACTGAGGTACTGGAAGGAGAAGTTGAAATTCGACTGACCTTCCGTCCCTGCTAGGTCTACGATTGAATACATGAGTGATCCTTGTATAGGGATAGCTATACAGAGAGGTCATCCCTGTATAGCTTTAGGTTTACTGAGCGCCGTACTGGAGAAGTTCCTGACCGGCTTTGGAGAGGGAGCGGTTCGCCTTGTCCATGCCTTGAATGACGGGGACAGGGGAGAAGCGCGGGAGACCTAGCTCATCGCGGTATTCCTCCACCACTTTCTCGTAGGCCGCTTTCCGGTACTTCATCTCTTCGGCCTTGATCATGTTCGCGCGTAGGCCAGGGAACATGGTCGAGCCATCGTTGCCCTGCTTGTAGCGTTGATCTTCGATGACGCTTTCTAGCTTGCTGCGGAAGGTCTTGGTCTCACCGGCAGGCTTTACTGTTCCGATGAGTTCAAGCATCCGGTCGTAAGCCGTGACGCCATTCTTATTCGTGACTTCTTTCAGATCGACTTCCTTGCCAGCCAGCACGGTCTTGTGCGGTGGCTCGCTGAACTTGATCTGCGCGTCAGAGGACGATAGCCGCGCGAGTTCTTCCATCACCTTGTCGGGCTTCGCGTCGGAGACAGGCACCGGTGAGATGAGCGACCAGGGGAGGCCCATCGTGACCGGCTTGATTTCTCCGAGGTAGTCCCGCTTCGGCGGAAGGGTCTGTGAGAGACCAGGCACACGCGCAATCATCGCATCGAGCATACTTCGCACTTCGCGTTGGCCCTCATCCCAGTTGAACTGAGCGAGCGCACCAGGCACGTATGAGCCTGCGCGGTTCTGGAGGTAGCGTTCGACTTTCGCTTCTGAGTTGTACCCGCTGAAGATCGAGAAGAACTCGGTCAACGAGCGGAGGTACGTTTGCGAGATCAGGTTGTTCGCCAGCGTCATCACCATCGAGTGCGCGAGCTTGTCGCCATCGTCGGTGGAAATCTTGCCAGCGAGTTGTGTGAAGTCGGCGGTCAGACCGAGGATGTTCCCTATCGGCGCGATACGCTGATACGGAATGTAGTTCGTCGGCTTGCCGTTCTCGTCCATGATCACGAAGCTGTACGGCTTGAAGCCAGGAGGCGTTTGCATCCCAGGCGCGGGAGGCGCACCAGTGATCCGGCCTTCGAGGGCCAGCATGACTGCGCCGGTATAGAACCCAGCGCCCATCGTGAGCTTGCCCATTGCCATCGCACCGTCTTCGCCACCCTTCGCTACATCGGTCCAGAACTGTCGGCGCATTTGGCCGATGACTGGCGTGTACTCGAAGGTGGTACGCATGATGTTCGTCGGTGTCTTCACGAACGGAAGGAGTGTGCCGCGCATCACAGGGTTGCCTGCGAGGTTGGCGACCATCTCTCCCATCGTCGCGTAGTCACCCCAGGTCGAGCCTTTGAGATCGTTCACGAAGGCCGCTTTCTCAGCGTACTTCATGGCCGCATCGTCGATGGCCGCGCCCTTGGTGTTGAATGCTTTGTCGATGTTGTCTTGGATGTACTTGGCGAGATCCTTCTTCGGCAACGAACCGGCCCGCACGAGATCAGCTCCTTCTCGGGAGTACCGAGCTGAGAGCCGCGCACGATAGCCAATCTGCTTGAAGAACTCGTCGCCTGCCGTGAGTCCTCGGAATGAGAAGCGCACAGCGTTGCCGAACAGGTCCACCATTTTGCCAGCGAAATTGTCGGGGTTCATGTTGTACGCGAGAGCAGAGATGTACTTGACCTTCTGCTCCATCGTGCCGGACTGGGAGATTTCCGCAGCACCGGACATGAACACGCGCCCTGCGACTTGCATCGAATCGAAGAAGGACGTTCGCAGTCCGTTGTAGATTGCGAGCCCTTCACGAATCTGTGTCCAGTCGTTCCGGCGAACCACTTGGAACCCACCGCCAATGACCATCGATGCGGGCTGCATCAGGTTGTTGAGCGCCGTGGATCCAATGTTCACCGTCTGGGTTGTGAAGCGTGAGAGCAGTCCCGCGCCCATCCAGAACTCGTTGTGCGTTCCTACGATCTTTTCGAACTTGCCCATCGCTGCGTACTTCGCCAGCAGGGCTACCTTCTCTGCGTCACCGTTTGTCGCCGCTGCGATTCGCAAGAGGTCTTTCATTCTCTTCGGATCGGCCAACAGCGCCTCGGGATTCTTGATGCTGGCCGCGCCAACATCTTCACCGAACGAACGGAGTAATCGACCACCGCCCGTTGCTACGGCAGAGAGGTCTGATTGGAATTGGATCTGTCGCTTGAATGCTGTGACTGCGATAGCTTCGGCTTCAGGATCACCGGAGATCACCGCCCTGCGGGCAGCGTCAGCGAAGTCCTGCGCGTAGTTCTGGAGAACCTGTCGCGCACCGAGGGCCACATCGTCGGCGTCTTCCAACGCACCACGCAGTACCCGCAGCCGACCGGAGAGTTGAACGGGATCTTCTCCCAGGATTGCTGCCAGCGCGTGAGTGTCCTCCATCGACTTCGGCTCGACGAGCTTCATGTACGGTCGGGCAATCTTGCCGACCTCTGAGATCGCGTCGAGTGTTCGCTCTGAGGATTTAAGGTGCGCCGGATTGACCGCGCCCTTGACGTGTCCAGCGACCACCGCATCGGCGGGGCTGGCGTCAAACGTGCGCTCAACCATCTTCGTCATCACGCCGCCGAGTCTCTTGAGATCGGCTGGCTTGAGAGGAACCATCGTGTCGCCATTGGCCGACATGACTTTGCCCATACGTTGCAAGGCTGCTTCCTGAGCGGCCATGCGCGTACCGGCTTCCTCGATCACAGTTGTCTTCACGCCTTGGTAGCCAGCGAGCTTGAGGGCTTCGTGGCGGGCGTTTCCGGAGACCGTCGTGTACGTGCCATCGAGATTCTTGGTGACGATGGTGCCACTGATGGTGTCCGGTTCTTCGAGAATCTTTCGTTGATACTTGCCAAGAGACAGTTGTGCCTTCTCGGTATCGAGCGCGTGACCTGGCCGGATCTTGTCGAAAGGGATCACCTGTTCGCCCAAGTTCTTCGTACCAGGAACGGCCATCGACAGATCGATGTCCTTGGCCGCTGCCTTCGGCTCGAACGCATGTAATCCATTAGTGGATGACTGAGAAGACGCCTCGACCTTTTGAATGGCCGCAGCAGCCTCCTTCTCAACCGCTTTCGCAACGGGTGAGACCTTGCCACTGACTGACTCCCACGCCTTCACCGCTCCCAGGTGGAGCATGGAGAAGACCGGTTGCGCGATAGCTGTCGTCATTGCGTCTTCCAACATCGCCTTCGACTTGGAGACTAGAACGGAGTCGGATGGATCTTGTGCAAGGTGACTGAAGATCGGTTCCAACCACGAGTTCTCGGCAAGTAAGTTGCTGAGTCGTTCGCGGTTCGGATCGGCGACAATGCCGGTGCCGACCGCTGACTTGACGATGGTTGATCCATAGCCCACCGCCTTGACAGGCGAGGCCATGTACCCAATCGTCAGTTGTGCGAGATCCGCTGTGATCTTTCCAGCGGCATGTTCCGGCTGCGGAGCTTTGTGTTCGAGTGGCTGCGCGTTGGTCTCCCGATCCCCTACGAGATCAGAGAGACCAGTTGCGTCAGCAATTCCACGCGCCGTTTCACGTAACCCGCCCACAGCACTCTCGGCTCCTGCGACAATGCCCTTCCCAATGTCCACGACCGTACCAAGGACGGAGCTACCCTCGGGCTGTTCACCCGAGGACGGTTCCATCTTGGCGACCTCTGTGCCGAAGTCTAAGTCCTCGACCGGAGGTACGCGCTGTGCGCCTCCGAGATCGGCGGGCTTATCTTCGAACACGAGTTCATCAGGCTGTGTTGGCTGTTCCATGTGTTATCCTTATTTTTTCTTCTTACGGTTCGCTTTGATGAACTCGTCCACCGCTGTCTTCAAAGCATCAGGGTCGGTGTAGTGCCGACTGAAGATGCCTCGCGTTAGCGTCCTAAGTTGCTCCTCGGGCGCAGTCTTCATTGCGCTGCCGAGTATCGAGATCGATTCCGGCGACAAAGCGGCCCGTAGCTCAGAGAGCGTCGGTTGCTTTTTCTTCGCACCTTCGACCGGCTTCGTAGCATCGGTCTTCTGCGAAGCGGCATCGCGCGGATCAGGGTTGTTGCCTGGATCTGCGTCATGCGCCTTCAATCGCTTGTCGAACTCCTTCGCCTTCTCAACCTGCATATCCGTCTTCCGTTGTTCGTTCGGGGACGGGTTGTTCATCTGCTTGTCGAGATCGATGAGGTACTCTCCAAACGCCTGCTTGTCCTCGTCGGCTTTGCGAAGTGTGGTGAGTTCCTTGTTGTATCGTTCAGCGATGGGCGACTGTCTCTTCTCCATCATGGCAGCGAGAGCCGGACCATTCGTGGCCAACTCGGGATGCTGCCGGATCAGATCGAGTGCTTCGCTGCGGAAGTCCCATGCCGCCTTGCTGGCCGTCACGGCTTCCATACCGCCGATAGCGGCGAGGTTCTTGACCACACCACCGTAGACGCCCTTCTCCAGGTTCGTGTACGCAGGATCTTTCAACGCCGATGGCTCTGCGCCCTTCTCACGATACGTTTGCACGAACGAGAGCATGGACCGCATTTGGTCTCTGTCGATGACCTCGTTGCGGAATGCGTCGATGATTCGCTTCTCGTGACCAGGGTTGAGCGGGTTGTTGAGAATGTCCTGACGGATCGTGCCTTCCATTTCATCGTGGATGCGCGTCCGGTGTTCGGTCTTCTGTCGGGTCTCCATCTGCTGCACGGTGCTGTAGACGTGTCCGGCAGCTTCGGGGTTCACTTGATACAGTTCTCGGATGCGGGCATCGCGGGCGTTGATGTCGTCCTGCGTCTTCGGCTCGCGCAAGTAGATGTCCGAAGACAACTCGCGTGTGAGCCGTTCGCGCACGAGATCACCTTTGCCCTTCGCGGCCATGTCCGAGTAATACTTGATACGTTCTTCGCGCGTCCCCACCGCTTCGAGTTTATCCACGGCGTCCTGGCGCATCATCTCTTGGTACTGTTCGCTGGCAATATGCTCACGAGCTTGCTGCTCTGCGGCTCGCCATGCTGATGTACCGGCAAGAGTGCCACCTGGCGTCTTGACGAACTGTGCGACCTTGAGGACTTCAGGGTTGCGCGTCATCTTCGCGTGAGTGATCAGCGCGTTGGCGATGGCCGGATTGATCTCGCTGACATTGAGACCACCCTTTGAGACCATGCCGTTCGGTCCCTGCCACACGTCCGTCAACCGTTGTGCGGCTGCGGCGTAGTCAACGCTGAAGAAGTCCTTCCCTTTGAAGGCTTCGTCGAGTCGCGCGGTCATCAGGTTGTCTGCTGTCTGCCGACCAACCTTCTCACGTTCCGCGACTTGCGCGTTGATGTGTTCCTTGTGGAGGCCGAAGATGGAATGCTGAATGCGTTCGTTGAATTTGCTGTTGGCGATTTCGAGGGCGCTGTACTGACCTTGACCATCTGCCCCGTTGAGGACGGACTTCATGTAGCTGTCGCGCCACTGACTCGCCCAGGCGTTGAAGGCGTTGGGATCTTGACTGGTCTTCAACTCAGTGTTCGCTTCGTAGGCCGCTCGCATTTCATCGGTGGCCTGCTCGCTTCGCAGCGTGAGGAAGTTCTCCTTCCACGCCTTGATGAACGTGGGAGAAGCACCGGCAGGCAGGTAGCCCGCCCGCATCGCGCTGTGCAGATCCTTCACGTTCTTGTCTTGTGCCGCCTTGCTTGCGGCCACAGCACCTTCGCTCACCAACCGTTCATCATCGATGTCGGTGACGTACTTCACGCCCTGGATCGCTACCGGCATCAAGTCCTTCATCGCACCGGCCAACTGCATGTAGCCGTTGGTCTTGGGTGCGTCGGGAATGTCGAAGCCGGTCTCAGGCGTGAACACCGAGTACGGTCTCGCCGCTGGCTGAAGATCCGTAAAAGGTGTGGCGATGTTCTGCTGCCCGCTGATCGAATCAGGCGTAGGTAAATTTGACCGAGCCATGTGTCTCCTTACTTGTATTCTTCAGGGTTGACTGGAGTGGTTTCCCAATCCAGGCCACCGCCTGAGGGAAGGGTTCCGCCGGTCTTGCCTGCGCCTGAGGCCATCGCAATCTTGCCCATGTCGCCAACCGCTCCGAAGATCGGAGAGAAGTAATCGACCGGCGCGATAGGTTTCTTTTGATACGCCTTCTGAGAGTTGAACCGCTGACCGTACTGGTCGAGGTACTGGTTCTGATTCTCGCCGTGCTGTTGATTCTTCATTGCCTGGTTGATGTAGAGTCGGCCTGTTTCCTGGCTCGCTTCGAAGTGGTAGGACTCAAGGATCTGATCGAGCGACCGCCCGTCCACACCACGCTCCGCTGCCGAGGACACCGCTGTACTCACTGTCAAGTCACGCTGACGAACAATGTCACCGGCCTTCTCTGAGATCGCCGTTTCCTCTTGAGTTCTCTGCAACTGATCGAGTCGAACTTGTGTGAGGTAATCTTGAGTGGCCCGCTTGCGCGTTTCCGCAATCACACGATCCTGTTCAATGCGCTTCGCCTCTTCGGCTTGCTTCGCCGCCTTGTTGGCGTTGCGTGAACCGATGATGCCCATAGCCGCGCCACCGACCGCACCCGCCGCTGCGCCCCACGGTCCTAACATTGCGCCCGCTGATGCACCGGCAGCGGCTCCACCAATCGCGGCCCCTGCTGTGCTAGTCTGCCCGCCGCCTCCTCCTGCGCTACCGCCGCCTGCCATGCACATAGGGTTGTATCCTTACAAATTTTCGGAATGGAAGTTTATTCGGGCCAACAAGGATCGGCTCACCGATGAAGGTGAAGCCCATCCACTGTAGCCATCGAATGTGGACCGTGTTTCGTTCGTCCACGACATTGTGTAATAGGGGATAAGGGAGCGCGTCCAAGTACGTGCGACACTCTTTGAGAAACTGTCGCCGTAGTGGAGGCTGAACGAGCGCATCAGCCGCGAGGAGCCAAACGGTGCCGTCCGGTACACAGCCGAACATGCCAACCACTTCGCCCTCGTCCCAATCGTTGTCGATGATCGAGCAGGCGGGTGCGGATAACTCCGCACTCACCCGCAACGCATCGACCGGCTTCATGCCCGAGGCTGCTTCAATTTCATCGAGATCCGCTTTACGCAGACGTGTGGCGAGTTCGATTTCGTCGCCAGGTTGATAGCCTCGGACATAGCCAGCCATGAATCCTCCTTAGGCACTTCGCTTCGTGAACTCTCCTTCCCAGTCGAGACCGGTGATAGAGAACTTCAAATGCGAATTGCTGTTGATCGTGATGGTCACTCGCTCGTTGTTCGAGAGAATGCCGAACTTGAAGATGCCACTCGCCAGTGCAACCGTTCCCAGGACGTTGTTGATGTCGCCTGTGATCCGTCCGTTGAAGACGTAGTTGCTGACGTTGCGGCCCTGTGGTGTCACTGAGACCGTGAACGCCCCGCTCGTGTCGTACTTGACGTACCCGCGCAGGAGTTGGAGATTGCTCGCAGCGTCGATGGTCAAGCCGCCGCTCGCGCTCTGTCGCCGGATATAGATGGTGGACAGTTCCGCTTCACAATAGTAGCGTTGTCCGATCCACACCGGATTGGTCTCGTAGTCGCCGACCACGGTGATCGAGGTCGTGCCTACCACCGCATCATCAATCTGCAACACCTTGCCAACGTCGGCCATGCCGGTGTTGTCTTCGATGCCTCGCGTGATCACAGCCATCTCTGTAGATGTGATCTCGTAGGGCAGCGTGTAGGTGGTGAGGTTGGTGTTCGCGTCGTAGGACACAACACAATCGTCGTCGGTGATTCGCCGGTCGAGCAACGTGACGTAAGACACGAAGTCGTCCACGCGATTCGGGAGCAGATCGATCTTCTCCAAGAACACTTCATCGTTCCGCTGGATCAGCAGATAGAGTGTGGACTCAATGAAGTCGGCACTGAGGACCGTACAGGTCTCTTCAGTGTCGTCGTCGAAGTTCCATCGGAAGAGAGCCGCTTGAACTTTCTTCTCCAATTTCCACTCGGTCTTGTAGAGGTAGACCGAACCTGGATCGCCACTCGTGGTGACGGCGGCGAGGTTCAACAGCGTGGACACACTCAGGCCGGTGACTCCCGAAGGAATGTACGCGGGCGTGTGTGCGGTCACTTCGTCGGCTTCCATGATCTCAGCGGTCGTGTTGCTGACCGAGAGTTCCTTGATACCGGCGTAGTCGCCACGGTCGAACATGAAGTAGATCACCTTGCCTGCGTTCACAGGCCGGATCTGCGTATTACTTTCGAACTCACTGACCACATCGCAGCGCACTGTGTTCGGCGTCATCGCCACATCCCCAGGAATGGAGAATTGGGTTTGATCGGAGAACAGGATGAGCGACTTGTTGAACGCGACTACGTTCTCAAGGATGGAGACCTTGGTGTGCGTAGCGCGGAAGTCCACCACGTCTGAGTCCTTGAGGGACGTGATCGTGGTGCGCCAGAAGTTGAAATACTGACCCACTTCGCTGAGAATGTAGTTCTCATCAGCCAGCAGGCCGAGCCGGTTCTTGTAGAAGAACACGTCATTGACGGTGTTCCCGATGAACGAGGGAACGCTGTTGGTGTCGTCGTCGCCACACACCCGATCAGTCCACGCTATCGGCGCGTAGGTGAACGTACCGTTGGTCTCGCGCGTGAGCTTGTGGGGCATGACGGTTTGATCGATGATGTACTCGATGCCAGGAGCCGGACACTCTTGCCAGGTACAGTCACCGAATGACTGCCCTTCCTGGTTCGTGACGGCCATGACGTAGTACGCTTCACTGTCTTGCACATCGGGGTTGGCGTTGATGCCGACCACGAATCCATCCGGCGCGTAGGCCGGAAGGTCGGTGAACTTGGCGGTGGTATCTTTGATGGCTGAGAGGTCTGACCCGCCGTGCGAGTCAATCGCAGCCAGAACGAAGTCGCCCGAGGTCTTCTCAATGTAGACCACTGAGCCGGACACGCCGAAGTTGAAACCCGCGCCACCCCAGGCCACGAGATCGTTGTACAACTCGACAGCGATACCGTCCGTTCGCAGCGTATCCACCACCGTATCACTTGTTTGGTAGAGCGCCCGCTGGACGCCATCGATGTAGATAGCGTAGTTCGAACTGTAGTTGCCCTGTCGCACAAACACGAGACCCTGTGCGTTTGGATTGGTCGTGGTGTCGCTCAACATTGCGGCGGTCTTGCTGCGGTTCACGAGGAAAGTCGTGTCGGCAACGGTGACGCAGCGCATGTCGGTGGACGGGGATTCGGTGACGAGGTAACGCCAGTTCTTATATGTGGCGGTCGCCTTGATCGTGCCGGACGTGTACGCGGTCACGTTGACGCGCATGTACAGATCGCCCGCTTCGAAAGGCGCACCCGTCGCTGTACCGTCTGCGGTGAGCGAGGCGATGGTGTCCCATGACGAACCGTCTTCCGATACTTGGAGGACGACCGTGGCTACGCCGATGCCCTCGACTGTGAAATCAATCGCAGTCTCGCCATCAGCAGGAGCCAGAATGAATGTCTGTCCCTCACCTGTGGCTACGAGTCCTTCACCGAGGACGACCGTTTCATCTTCGGTGTTGATGGTCTTCTGTGTGCCATCGATGCCGTACACATCCACCCAGCCATTTTGAAAGATGGCCTTGAACCGCTGCGAGGCGCTCCGGTTGATGGTGTGCATCAGGGCGTCATCGAGCGGAGTCGTGGAAATTTTGGCGATGTGTTCTGTCGGTGGCCGGTTGGTCAGACCCTCGACCGGCGACGAGTAACAGTTCTCTTGTCCCTCAAGTTGACTCGGAGTACGCAACGCTTGTGGCTGTTGGCTCACTCCTTGAATCAAATTTGAGATGCTGCCGCTGGTGAGTGCCATGAAGTCTCCTTAGAATTGCCAGGTCCGGACGCGCTTGCGGGACACGATACTTCCAACGTCCCAGTTGTCGAAGATCGTTGCGTCTTCGGCTTCGGCGTCTGCTTCCATCATCGTTGCATACGCTTCCACTTCGTTCTGTTGCGTGTAGCGGTGATGGGACTCCGAGCCTACGGTGTTGTCTTGGTGAATGCGGGCAGCTTTGATCTTGATATAGTTGCGGGCTGCTTCCGGCAACTCATCCCATGAGAGGAAGAACGTGATGGTGCATTCGGGATTCTCGTCGAGTTCGTAGGTGTGGTTCTTCCGGTCGTAGAGAAACAACCCGCGTTGCACGAGATCGATGTCGCCGCTGGCTTGCGTGAGATCCACCTTGAGGGTGTTCCCTGGAAGCTCTACCTCGTCGTCACCGTTGCGGGCGAGTTCGTATTCCTCTTCGGTGTTGAAGTTCCAACCCTTGAGTTGAACCTGTCGGCTTGTATCCCTGAGAAGATCCACGGCAATCTGAATCGAAGCGGGTAGATCGCCCAGGAGCGTATTGATCGGAGCTTCGCCCACCGCCGCGAGCATTGAGTTGACCGCTTCCGTTTCAGTCGTCATTGTCTCTGCCATGTGATTCTCCAAATGGAAAAAGAAGGGAGCAGCCCTTGTGAGGCCACTCCCTTCGTGAAGGTACTGATTGCGCTGGCTGTCAGGTTGCGAACCATACACAGCACAGACGCTCGCTTGTTTCTAGAATCTGCTATGCGTCAGCCAATCAGCCCAGTTCGATTACGCTACAGCTAACTCGACCGCGCACTCGGGTCGGAGGATGCCGTGGCCCATCGCGTACTTGGCGACCATCAACGTCCCTTGACGCCGGATGTCGTATTCCATTTCGAACGCGAGGTCCATGAGCTTCACCGTACCAACGGCAGTCTTGTGTGCCACAACACCGACCGTGTTCGAGAAGTCCTCGAAGTAGTCGTTGTTCTGGAGAGCATCGGCACCGGCACTGAGGTCAGTGCTGGGGACGTGGTTGCTCTTGATGATCTGGACGCCGCTGATTTCAGCGATCTTTCCAGACTTGTAGGAGCCGTTCGACTCCTGCGCGTTCCAGTCACGGTGGATCGCACGGTCGCTCTGCACCAGCATGTGATAAGACTCGCTGGAGAAGTAGGCAAACCGCTGCCCATCGTCAGGAACATCCTTCTCGTCCAACGCGACCGCAGCATCGAAGATGCCGCTGACGAGCGTGTTGGCGGAAGTATCGTAATCCGCGTTGACCAATTCCGTTCCGCCGTTTCCGCCGGACACAGTGGCCGCAGCGCGGGCCGCGATGATCATAAGCTGCAACAGGTGACGATCTTTCTTGTTGGAAAGAGCGTAGCCGAGCTGCGCCTTGTACGGAGCGCGAACATCGTAGTGATTCATCGCTTCGTCGATGTTGGAAATGAACGCATCAGCCAAGAGCAAGCCGTCGATGGAGATGACGCGCTCGTTGTGGTTGATGACCTGGCCCACGATTTCAGCACCAGGAGTATGATAGGAAGCTTCCGCCTTCCAGGTTGCGGGGAACTGAGCAGACTTTCCGGAAGTGATGGTGCGCTCCAGAGTGCGCCCGTCAGTGACGTTCACTTCTTTGAAGGCTTCCAGAATTTCGCCCGAGAACACTTTGAGGAACAGTGCGGTTGCGGAACCTGCACCATCGATTTGACCAATACGCGAAGGAGTTGCAGCAGCCATGATTGAAACCTTTATGGAACATTGAGAGTTGAGGATTTAGAATCCACAACTTCCTGCCATCGTCCTTAACAGGGTTGTCCTCGCGCACGAGGGCCAAGTTGCCGAAGAAGGTGGAAGGGATTCGAGTTACCACTCCACTTAGAAGCGGTAGTGGGCCGGTCGGAGGGACCGGCTGGAGCCGCGCAAAAGGTGAGAGCGCAGCGTGTTCTGCCATTCCCCTCAAGGCGAGGGGATGGGAGAACTGTGTTACTTCATTTTTGATTTGCCTCGTGTCCAGGCAGCTACGCCGAGGACAGCCATGATCATCAACCACACTTCACTCGGAACCTCGATGGGAACAATGCCGAACGGCTTGAGGTACGGGAGAAGAATGTAGTTGTTGACGAGGACGCCTGCGCCGGTGAAGCCGAATGTCGGTCGCCAGGACCATTGCATCCAGTGTTCACTCTTCGCTTCGGCTTGCATGGTTGCGTTGATCGCAGACACCATGCCGACCTGGAAGTTCATAAAGGCAACTTCGAGGTTGTGTTCGAGTTCGAGAACTTTCGTCGGGTCGGCTTTGAAGGCTGAGACCGCATCCTTGATTGCGGAACCGAGACCCTTCACCGCGCCTTCGGACGCATCTGCAAACGGATTCCACATAGAGGGCCTCCTAGAAAATACTGGTAGGGGAATGGGAGGGGCATTCCCCCGCCAGGAACACCGGCATCGGCGCGAACGCCTAGTCTTATGGTGTTTATTTTTGCACTTTGGAGTAGTCGCGTGAGGAGGCGAACACGTTTGAAATCTTCAAACGCGCGTACACCTTCTGACGGAACTCTTCGCTGTTCTTGTACTCAGGCTTCGCCATGTCGCGGGACACGTCGGATTCTGAGAGGTACGGCTGAAGACCATCCACATCGGACGGCGCTCGACCGCCGAGGTACTTGGGCTGCTCACCGTTGTCTTCGGTGTAGGCCGACTTGAGACCAGACACCGCCATCTTCACGGTTTCGAAATCTTTGGATCCAACTGCCTTGTTGTAGGCAGCGAGCTTCGCAGCCGACCAGTTGGCTTTGGCCCAACCGATCATATCTTTGAGCGCCTCGTCGCCACCGACTGAAGCCTTGATCTCATTGATCTGCGACTGTGCGATACCGGCTTCCTCCACGGCAGACTCAACTTCCTTGTCGGCGTTGAGACCGCGCACGTAGGAGTCAACCACATTCTTCGGGTAGCCGAGCTTCACCAACTCCTCATAAGAGGCGTCGGACAGTTTCCCATCCTTCGTGATCTCTTGCGTGAAGTGTGCAACTCGCTCCGGTGCGACACCAGGGATGGCTACGGGAGGCTGCGCTGGTTTGTCCTCTGGCTTCGGCTGTTCGCCTGCCTTCGGTTCCACAGCGGCTTCTGCCTCTGCCTTCTGCTGTCGGCTCTGCGTGAACTGCTTTTCGAGTTCTTGATTCTGGAGCGCCATACCTTTGTAGTCGATGACGCCATCCTTGAAGAACTTCTCAGGCACCCATTCCGGTCTCGCCATCAGTGGGGCAGAGCGTTCGCCCGCGCCCTCTGAGTTCGGTGAACCGGCGTTGTTATCTACGGGAGCTGTGTTACCGGAAGCGGGCTGTTCACCCGCTCCCAGTTGAATCGATTCTGCCATCTGTCCCCTCCTTAGATTTCAGAATTAGTTGTCAGTGCGAGTCGTGTTCGGGTTGACCACATCCTCAGCAGACAAAGGAATCGTGATTGAACCGTGGCAGTCAGCAGACTCCCACACCGTCACTTCGACGTAATCCACCCCGCCCAACAGAGCGGCGTTCGGAACGTCCAGCCGGTAGACACCAGGCATGTTCGTGGCGTCCACTTCCTTGAACCCGCCTGAAGTCCAGGCAGTCGTCACGGCTGCGAGTGTCGCCAACGTGATCGCAACGCGAGCCGCACCCATGCGGGCGTAGCTGGCGAGCAATCCGGCTGTGTCAAACGCGAGGCCGGTCTTGGGAGCGCCGAGCGTGTCAACGATCCGGATGTAGAATGATTTGCTGGTGCTGTACGCGGGAACTTCCGGAAGCACCGTGAATTGGGCCATATCTGCCATGATTTGTTTCCTTTATGTACGTGAGAGGTTTAGATGACGCGACCGTTGAGGTCAGTCCGGCGCTGTTTCGGATCGAACTTCTTGTCCTTCCGAATCGTGTCGCTGATCTTCTCGCCTTTGTAGGCTTGGTGCTTGACCTTCAGGGTCATGTGCTTGTCGGTGTCTTCCAGAATTTCCTTGTGGAATTTCCGGTTGCGCTTGGCCTTAGCTGGCTGCTTGGGCTGCTCCTGCTGCTTGCTGTTGTCCATTGGCTTTGATCCCTTCCTTAGCCATACCGCTCACGGCGCTCATGGCACCAGGCCCGAGCTTCTCGATGAGGGCTTGCTGTTGTTGTTGCTGTGCTTCTGCTTCGATGTCCTCTTTGGACCGCAGAAGATTTTTGGTGTCGATGCCATCAGCGACCGCGAGTCGATCCAACAACTCCGTCGGGTTCAAGTATCGAACCGCGACATTCGGAGTCATAATCTCGAACGCTGTCTTGATGTACCGCACCAACTTGTCTCTATCGTTGCCCCTTCCCAACGCTTCAAGACCAGTAACAATCGCGGGACGTACTGTGCCTTTGGGCAGTCGAGGTAGCTTGCCGAGCCGCTGAAGGCTGTCAAGCTTGACGTTGACGTAAGGAAGTTGTAGCTCGATGGACATGATGGAATAAAATCCACCAAGCGTCTGCTCCAACTCTTGCGCCATGTAGCGAACTTCTTCCGCCGTGACTCGTTCGGCATCACGTTGGATGGCCGTGTTCATCAAGAACGCGAAAGAGAGTTGCTGAATGAAATCATCGCGTAACGATTTAGCTGTCGCAAAGTCTTGCGCCTTCTCTAATCGAAGGACCGTAACATCGTCAGCGCTACCCGATGCGAAACCCCCGTTCGGCGTCTTGGCCAGAACGGTGACTTTCGTTGAACTGTTGGGTTTCACTAAGAACAGCACCTTCGAAGCGGCAGCCGACCCCTGTACGATAGCAGCGGTCAGGTTCTCTAGTGATACGAAGTCTCCCATGTACTCTTCGACGTACCCGCGTCCGTAGTCCTCGCCGTTGATTCGTGTGAATCGCAGCGGGATCCAGGGGCAGCGGTCCAGAGGATACGAACCAATGGTCTCAGTGATCTTCGTACCGCAGGCTTCCTGGTACGTGATCCACTTCTTCTCTTTCCTACAGACGTAGGTGTAGAGCTTGTGAGACTTTTTGTTCGCGTAGGTCTTGTCGGCCTTCATCACATCGCGCACGTACTGAGGCAGAATGATCGGATCGACCTCTTCACAGAGTATGATCTCAAGTACATTGCCTGCCGGATCTCGGCGCACAACGTACTGGGACAACGGGAACGCCCGCAGTCCTTCCTTCGCCTGGTGCAGGAGTGAGTTCCCACACACGATGACGTGCTTCAAAGCTTCGAACAGCACCACTCTATCGCCGGACACTTCAATGTCCGACATGGCGACACGTTCGATCTTCGAGAAGGCTTTACCGAATTGAGTGGTCAGATTTTGAGCGCCGTCCTCACCTTGCTCTTTCTCCATGTCGTTGATGACGGATTGATCCATCTGCAACTTGAAGAACGGAGTGTTCGGTGGGAACAGAGCCATCAGAAGTTTCGACGATAGGTTGTTCGTGCCGCGAGCGCCTACGGATTGGTAGGGCGTCGGCAGAACCATTGTCGGGTTATGGCCGTTCCGTGGTAACAGCGACGGAATGGTGATCTCAGAACAATCGTAAGCCCTATTGAGATAGGCGATTCGATCTGAGGCCAGTTGATCGTAGCGGCTCTCCACGGTCGGGATGCCGGACTTCTCGTCCTTCTCCTTTACCGTGTCATCAGCCATAGTTACACCGGAATGTTGAGACCAGTTGATACTGAGTCAGGCGCACCGCTGTCATACGAGTCGGAGCGCAGCGGATTGGACCGGCGCTTCGGCGCGTTCGGCGCAGTCGAGGTCGGCTTCGCAGTCTTCACACCAGTCGCGGCCATCGTCACAGGCGGCGGCGGCGGTGGAGGCGGTGGAGCTACCGGCGGCGGCGGTGGAGGCGCTTCAATGGTTGGACTTCCCATGCACATTAGTTCTTCTCCTTCATTGTTGGGACACGGTTGGACATTTCCCGCAGGAAAGCGACCAGCCGCGCTTGACCGACAGCCATCCATATCTCTCGGTCGGACGCATCCGGCGAGGGGCAGCGGTCGGGGTATCGCTGTTCCAGTTCTTCAACTAGAGCGAGCGGTACAGCAGGGAAGTTCGCGTTAGGATCTTGAGCCTCTTCGGGCTGTTGGTGAGACCACAAAACATTGCTCATATTCGTTCCCTCCAGAACGGTTTAATAGGCCAACTACGAGGGGTAAATATAAAGTTGGAAAAAATAAGGGACCAAGCCGTGTGGCCTGATCCCTTAATTTTGGTCGGACGGAGACAGGATTTCACGGGCCTGCCGCGCGGTCACAGGCACTATCGTTCCATTGTCTATCTGCTCCGTCCGGAGTCCTAGCACTTCAACCCGAACGACCGACCAGTGTTCCACAACTCAATAAGCATCAACTCTGAGCAATGCTCACAGAGGTACTTATATGTCGTAGGTGCTTGGCATGTCTGGCACGGGTGAGTAGCCTCCTGATTCTGTTCGACGCACTGGCTTTCTTCCATTGCGAGCCTCCAGCTTCGTGATGTTGGCGCGGATCACGTCGGCCAAGTCGAAGCCGAGCGCGTTGAGGCGGGCGACAAAGTAGTAAAACTCGTCGCCCATTTCCTCAAGGATGGCGTCCCTCCTCGCCTCTGTGAGAACACCACCATCCTTCGTGCTGATCCGCTTGACCTCGTTCCCCGCTTCCGCGCATTCGAGAAGCGACATGAACGCCAACACAGCGAGCGGTCGCTGCGTCCTGCCCAGGTGCGCGTCCACGAACTGCGCGTAGTGTTCGAGGGTCTGCTTCATACCGACACCTTCCCGCGAAACTTGTCGGCAGCGGCTTGCTCCTCTTGCATCTTTCGCTTCACGTACTCGTGGCCGTTGATGTTGAAAAACACCGCCGAGGCGTGATCTTCGTCCACGTCACCACGCAGCCATTGACGGAAGTGGCGCACCGCACTCTTGCGAAAGCGGATACGTTCTTCGTCGCCATCGGCCAACATCCAGTTGGGCATTCCTGGCTGCGGGTCCGGATACTTCATCGCGCCCTTCGTCAGGTGCATGGCCCATCGGTCGGCCATCGGGCCGTTGAAGATGAGTTCAACGTCAGGCTTACCTTCGGTCGTGTCGCGCACCATGCCGGAATTGAACTGCGCCCGCTTGCCGCTGTCCTTCACGATGAAGTTGTCGGCGTGTCCAGGCACAACGGCTCCAGGCTGGAGCGGTGGCGAACAGTAGAGGATGGCATCCTCCTTGTCGCCCCACTTGTCAGGATGTTCACCCATTATTTTTTCCCCTTTCGTTGTGGTACTCGTCCCTGTTTCGATCTATGCAGCCATTCGGCGTGGGACATTGTTGGTTTCTCGGCGCTCATAAACTCTTCTCCTTTTCAACTGGGACGCCAAGAACCTGAGTCACGATTGGATACCTGGCACCGTCAGACGCCTTGCCGTAGTTCTGGCAGAACGTCCTGTACCACTCCTCCGGTCCCATGTTCTGAACGCATTCGTCCTTGAGTTGCTCCCACTCGTAGGCGTCCAACTTGATCTTCTCGATTTCTTTGCCAGCCAGTGTGGCGTCCTGAATGGCCTTCGCAATTCGCTTCACCATGTACGGCTTGTAGATGATCTTCATACGGGTGGACTCCATAGGATCGGTTTCTTGGTGGGGAAATCGTAATCGCTGGCCCGCAGAATGCGAGCGCAGCGGGCCTGAGTCAGAGCGAACTCTGGCCCGAAGCCTGCCTTCTCGAATGCCTTGAGGACCGCCCGCCACATAACAGGGAGCGCATTGCTCACGCTGTACTCAGCAGGATCGGTGTCGCTGAACGCTTCGTGAATGGCGCTATCAAGCAGAGCCTTCGCCCGCTTGGGACCGATGCCCGCACAACCTGGATAGTTGTCGGTGCTGTCGCCGGTCAGCGTTTGTGTCAGGAAGTTGACGTTGGCTTCCTCTTCGGAAACCTCCGACAACTCCCCGCTCGCCATGTTGAAGAACTTGCAAGGGATGGTCTTGAAGTCCTTGTCGATGGACACGATGATTTTTTCTTTGCCATCAGGTTTCCACATGGTCGCCATGATGCCGAGAATGTCATCGGCCTCCAGGTTCGGCTTGATCTTCGCTTCGTGGTTGGTAAGCAGATGCTCTCGCATGGCCTTCCACACGAGAGGCTTCCGCTTTTCGTTGCGGTTCTCTTTGTACTGAGGATAGAACTCCTTCCGGAAGTTCACGGTCTCATGGCACGTCAAGGCCACGACCACTTCATCCGGCTTGAGTTTCGCCTTGATGTTGTTGATCTGAGCATCGATGGCCTGTGCCGCCTCGTCCACCTTGGAGTGGAGAGTGACGAGGCCATCGCCCCAGTCGATGATTTGTTCCGATGCCCATGCGGTCTTGTAGACCAGGACATCACCATCTATTAGGATGGTTCTGCTCATGTGTAGAGTACCTCCACGAACGGGAAGAAGCCGGTGCGCTTGAAGACTTCCATCTTCTGCGCTTC